CCTCTTAGAATGGTTATTAAATCTTCTTTCGACCCTAACATCGAATGGGTATTCCCAGAAGGTGAAGTTCCATACAAAAAGAACGAAGCCCCAGAGGGAACAGAACACACTGTTCTGAGAAAAGAATGCAGAAAACTGTTTAGATTCATCAAAGGGGGTGACAATACCATACCACAGTTTCGCAAAGAAAATCTTTTCATTCAAATGTTGGAAGGGTTACACGAATCTGAGGCTCAACTTATTATTGATGCCAAGGATAAAAAACTGCATCAGGTTTATAAAGGACTATCTGACAATGTAGTTAAAGAAGCATTTGGTTGGAATGACCAATATATCAAGGAAACCTAATATGAAAGAAAACTATCAAAATTGTTTGGAGATTATTCTCCATCACGAAGGCGGTTATGTAAATCATCCAAAAGACCCAGGCGGCGAAACTAACCTTGGTGTAACCAAAAGAGTTTATGAAGAGTGGGGTGGAACTAAAGACATGAAGGATTTGCTTGTCGAAGATGTTGCTCCTATCTATGAGAAAAACTATTGGGGGCGACTAAAATGTGATGATATTCCATCAGGGCTTGACCTCTGCGTATTCGATTTCGGAGTAAACGCTGGTACAGGCCGCAGTGCAAAGTATTTGCAGACAATGATTGGAACAGTTGCAGATGGTGGCATCGGCCCCAATACACTAAAAACACTTGGTGAGTATATTGATGAACATGGTCTTGAAACAACTATTAAGAACTTTCAAGAAGCCCGTCAGGCATACTATGAAAAACTGAAAACCTTTGAAACATTCGGTAGAGGATGGACTCGTAGGGTAAACGAAACTACACAATCTGCTCTAAAAATGTGTTGACAAAACGGCTATTTTTTAGTATTATATAACAGTTGGGGGTTGTTGAACTCTTCTCTCTCAAACTCTCTCACTCCCCCCAACACAGAAATCCCCTGAGAAATCAGGGGATTTTTTTTGAAAAAGCTATTGACAAATGTGGTTTGTTTTGATAGCATATAAGAGTAATAAGAAAGGTGATTCGTATGAATTATATTGAAGTTATCGGTGGAAACAAGTTTCAGAAACATACTGCTGAAGTAGTTGTTGGACAGATGATTCAAGCTCTTATGCCTAGAATAAGAACATTAGAGATTACAGTCAACATCAAGAAACTAACAGGTGATGCTGTTGGTTGGTGTATGATGGAAGATACTAATCGTGAATTTACGATTGACGTTCACAACAAACTGACACTGAAAGATTTTGTGACTACTATCTGTCACGAGATGGTTCATGTTAAACAGTACGCCCGTAAAGAGACTTGTGGTTATGGTAAGAAGTGGAAGGGTAAGAAGATTGCCCCTAAGACTGCTTACTATGATTTACCTTGGGAAAAGGAAGCGTACAAACTGCAAGACAATCTTGCACAACTAGTATGGGATGCAGATGTACTCTAAAGAAATAAGAAATAGGATTAAGTTATCAATAGCCGCATATGCATATGAGTTTCTAGGCGACAGTATTATGACAGATCATCAATATGATGAATTGAGTTTGGAGATAAATCCAAATGAGAAAACTGGTAATGAAAAGATGGATAATTTTTTCAAGACACAGTTTGAACCATGTACAGGAATGTGGATTAGAAAGCATCCAGAGATAAAAAGGTTAGATTACCTGTACAAAAAATACTATAAAACTACTTGACAAAGTGTTGACAGTCTGTTATAGTAGCTATGTAAGATGAGAATGAAAGGAAAAAAAGTTATGGAACAAGTTGCAGTTATTCACACAGCGTTTGAGGATTCACCGTCAACCGTTGCGTTTGTAAACGTGAAAGAGGATATGACTTTGAGTGAGAAACTTGAATATGCATATCGTTGGACACAGAACATCTTTGACAGTTGGTCATTGAAGATGCCAGAGGATGGTAACGATGACGTTACTGTTATGGGTGATGTCTCAGAAGGTTTGGGTTTACGCTCTACCTCAGTTGGTGACCAAGTTCTAGTTGGTACGGAGAAATATGTTGTTGCTCCGTGTGGTTTTGAAACTCTTGAAGGGGAGAAAATATAATGGGTAAAGTGAAAAGTATTATGATGGACGTAGAAGAATTTGTGTATGACTTCTACACTGCTGATGGAGTGGCACTTGAACCACCAAAGGTAATCATCGAAAAGGCAATCGAAGAGTTCGGATGGTCATTCGGTTCGTATGCCAGTGAGGTGATTGAGAACGCCGAAGAACAAAACGGTGCTTCTTGGGATTGGAATAAATCTGTATCACAGAATCTTGTTGGATACGAGATTGATGATTCAATTCCTTACTAGTATAATAATTGTTATAATGTTAAGTGGATGCACATCAACTATCGAACTCGCCGCTAACCTACATAAGCAGTGTTATCTGAGAACGATAGGTGGTTGCCCCACTGACGGAATAGGAGAATGGAAATGGTAAAAGTTGTTATTGGAACAATTGGTATTCTAGGACTTGCAAGTTGTAACTATGCAGTTGCAGATTCGCCGTGTGATTACGTCAAGGATGTACAGACGAATTGGACACAACAAATCGAAAAGACTTCAAATATTGACAGGAAGGTTTTTCCATATGTTGAGGACACTCGTAAGTGTATGATGACTATGGATGTTACTATTAACGGACAGACCTACCCCGCTGAGGGTTCTTATGTGTTTGGGCCTGACATGACTGAGAATGATGCTTGTGATAACGCCACAGTAAACGCTAAGAAGTCGGTTATTTCAGAAGTATCCCCAGAGATACTATCTGCTAAGACTGAAATGAATTGTTCAATCCAAGATAAACCTGTTGTTGCAGAGGCGCCCACAGAAACAGTAACTATCCAAGAGAGTACGCCAGTTATTCAAGAAGGTACACCAGTTGTAACTGAAAGAGTTATTTCTAGAAAACTTGTTGACAGCAGTACCAATAATGTGGTAAGTTATATACCAAGTAGTAAAAAAACTATCACGATTGGTGGTTTCACAATTGGGTTTGCCGATGGTAGAACGCCAGGCAAATGTTATGCAAATTGGGCGACAGGCGGAACGGACTGTTATTGATGATGAAGATTTTAATAGGAATTGTGTTGGGTGTTGTTCTCGTAACATATTACCCACAGATAGGGTCAGTACTCTCTGATATTTTTGTAGAGACTGGCATTCGTGATGACTTAGTAAACTTACTGGAAGGGGTTTGATATAATGAAGAAGGTCATTTTACTTGGAGCGGTTGCAATGCTTGGTGCTTGCAGTTCCAATAAAGTAGTGGAGACAGCAATGACTGTTCCACCAAATGCTGTAGTAGACGCAGAAACATATGTCTACAAATCAAAGGTAGTAAATGAACAGATTGAGGTTATGCCCGATTGGTTCAAGAAGATGCCAGAAAACGAAACTGCAATCTATTCCACAGGAACAGCAGCAACTACTGATTTACAGTTGTCTATTGATCTTGCGGTATTGAATGCAAAGACTACACTCGCTGATAGAATCAATGGTCGTGTTCGTTCTCAAACCAAATCTTTCGTTGCAAAGATTGGTAATGAAGAAACTGCATCAGTGATGTCAGAAGTAGAAAAAGCAACCAAGAACATCATTGCAGATGTGGACGTTGCTGGATACAAAGTGTCGGAAACAGAAGTTGTTTCTAATGGCCCAAAGTATCGTGCATATGTACTCTTGGAGTATTCCGATAAGGAAGCAAACAAGATTATTATGAACCGACTCCGTAAGGATAGGATGCTTCTATCAAAGATTCGTTCTACCAAAGCGTGGCAGGAACTTGATAACTCAGTTGATGAGCAACATGAGAATGATGCCATCGAATCAGAAAACAACATGAAGGTACTTTCACAATAATGTTAAAAGAACTACTTGTTTCGTTTATTACGTCTATATCACCAGCTGCTGCCGATCTACCAGACCAAACTGTGGATGATTGGCAGACTGATCAGGCGTATTGTCTCGCAGAGAATGTATATCACGAGGCACGAAACCAACCCGCCGCTGGACAAATGGCAGTGATGTCTGTGACAATGAATCGTGTCAAAGACCCACGTTTCCCAAATACTATTTGCGAGGTGGTTCGTGAAGGGCCTCATCGCCCTAGTTGGAAGGGTACAGGTGAAATGATTCCTGTACGTCACCGCTGTCAGTTCAGTTGGTATTGTGATGGTAAATCAGATCGTATTCACGACATGACAACATTTTCTGATATTTTTGACTTTACATTAGGGTTAGTTGATGGTACAATAAAGGTAATGGATGTAACACAAGGTGCAACACATTATCATGCAGACTATGTATCACCAGCGTGGGCAAAGACTAAAACCAAAAC